CTGCAGCAATTCCTTCAAGACCAGAATAAGTTCCAGTCGCTGCGCTTGAATAACCATCAGCATATACAAGAAGTGCTGAGTCAGGTGAAACACCATCAACTGGAGTTGCGAAAGAATCGAACTGAGTTAATGTTGCGAAAAGTGGGAATGTTGCTCCATCTGTAATGCTGATTGTAGATGTTGAACCTGTTGTGCTGCTTGTAACAACAATGTCATACAATGCTGGTGAACCACCTTGTGATACCAATGCAACTGTTGCACCAGTAAGATCGTTACCAATTTCTGTAATCAATGCTGAGTAAACTTGAGCTGCGCTACCTGTTACGTTAACAACGTTTGCTGTACCATCAACAAGAACTGTTGCTGTGTATACTGTTGTGTCATTTGCAAGTCCTGTTGCAACTGCTGTGTAAACTGCTGAATCAACACCATCTGTTGTTGTAGCAATTGTAAATCCAGTTGCTTCAGATGGAGAAGCTCCACCGTCAACTGCGTCTGTTGCTGCACCTGCTACATCATTTGTAATTGTAACGGTGTTTGTTGAAACTGTTGCGGTTAACCCACTAACCGCATCAACAGCCACTTGAGTTAACGAAGCAATTGTGTTAGCACTATCATCAAGAGTAATATCTACTTGAATAGCTGTGTATGCTGGAATATCTGGGTCACTTGCAGGTGAACCACCAACTGAATACCAAACATAGTAATCAACTGTTGTTGAGTGTAATGTGAAATACTTACCAGCAAGACGGTTTGCGTTGTTATCACCACTTGTGATAACAGATGTTACTTGAGCAACTTCCGCTTGATCACCAAGAGAAAGATTAACTGTTTGTACACCACTTGTTGCTGATGCAGGAGATCCTGAATCATCAAAGAAATCAGTTTCAAGCGCACTAAAAGTACTTAGATCCCAGATGTCGTCTGTAGCAGATGAAGCCAATGACAAAAATTCAGCTTCTGTTACTGTTTCCTTGTATTCTGCATCAGCTGGAATATATCCGTTAGCGTTGTTGTATTCGTCAATGAGATTTTGAGCAAGAATTTCAATTGTTACTCCACCTGTTGTCATCTTAGAATCCCAAGATGTACGAACGTTTGTAATATCATCGTCTAAGTTAACATTCGCGCGAACAACAAATGCGCGGTTACCTATTCCTAAGAATTGGTTAAGTGCAAACAGACCATACTCATTACGAGAATCGCCGTGAAGTTGGTTGCCACTTGAATCTTCAAGAAACGTTGGAATGCCGTATAACTCAAGGCTTTGTGTGAGAGACGTTACTGTTCTAATAACATCATTTTCATAAGTTCCCGCTGCGGCAGAGGTTCCATCTGATTGAACTTTTTCGGCTGCTGTTGCAACGAAAAATAAAGGTACTGTTGAAGCGGCTGCTGGGATGAAAAAACTTTCATCTGTTACCGTTACACTTACACCTGGACTTACTAATGTAGCCATTATACTATCTCCTTAACCATTTTTGTTTGTATCCTGTTTTGTTAACTTTTTAAGTCTGAGGGTATTTATATAACAAACCCATTTTTAAGGTAAATTAATATCATCCAAACTAAACCAATTCTCGTAATCTATTCCTTGCCCATCTAAATCATCAATCATTTCTTGTGGTGTGTTGGCGTTCTGTGATACCGCACCAATACGGACAAATATGTCTTTCACGAAGTCTGATTTAAGATTTGCTGGCGCAGAAATGTATATAGGGAATATAAACGATAACGTTGACATTATCATTCTTCTATCTGTTCCAATCGGATAATTCTGATCAAAGTTGATATTATCCAACTCTACTGTTGTTAATTTCGTCCAATCAAACAATGCATCAGACGTTTGAATTTGTACTTGTGGATCAAATACCATTAATATTTGTTCCATGATTTGAAAGTGTTGTTCCGTATTACTAGCGTAGATTGCTAGTTCTGCTGAGATTTTATAAGGGACAGGCATATACTGGTGTACAACCGTTATGTCGTCCGGAAATACACTACCTTGTGGAAGGTATGTTTGGCGTTTTGTATTACCAACGCCTTTCCGTGATTCTGGTGACATATTAATTCCATTAATGTATGCACTCATCATAGGAAGACGTAATGGCTTGTTTTGTGTTTGATCGCCAAGTATATGTGCAACAACTCTATCCTTGTTGCCGTATTGAATTGGCACTGATATCAACTGTTCCTCATCAGAATCATCATTCTTTCCAATACTAACTTGCAGTCCAGCAAAAATAGCCATAAACTGAGTCATGTACTTTTTAATCTGTTTATCGTAATAATGTGTTGTCATCGCCATAATTATTTTTCAACCTGATTTAATGGTTTGGATGTTGAGCTAGACAAAAATTCTTGTAATACAGGTTTTGTCTTATCGTATTGTGCTCTTCTATCTGTTTCCATATATATCCATCGTCCCTTTGCAATTGAGTATCTAAACAATCTTGCAGGGATATCTTGTGAAATTCCTGTGTATGTTAATCTGTGATAATCACCATCAGTTGGACTTTCTGGTAATGAATCACTTTGTGTGTATTCAGCTTCGTTAGGTGGCATTGCATCTTCAACATATAATCCAGTTGAGTTAACTCCAATCTTATTAAGATTTGGCAATCCTTGTTCTGCTGCTGCGTCAAGCTCTTCTTGTGAGAATGCATGAATTTCAGTATTGTCTCTACCTTTTTCTGGTGTTGCAGTATTTCCTTCTGCTGCAATTGTTTGACTAGCATTTGATATGTCTTGGAACACTGAACTGGCTCCATCATCCATATCTGTCAATCCCATACTGTCTATTGTTGGAGCAAGTCCACCAAATATGTCTTGTGTTTCTTGTGATGCAAGCATTGGTTGAGCAATCACTCGTTGCATTGTTGGTTGCCATCCTGGCGTATAACCATCTGTGCTCCAACCAACATCTGTTACTTCAAGATACTTTTTAATTGGTTCCATTGTTGCTGAGTATTGTACTTCACTTGGGACTTCAATTATATCACCAATAACAACTGGTCGTCCTAATATAGAAACAGCGGAAGAAAAACTTATGTGAATATAATACTGTTGACTTGGAAGTTCAATACCAAATCGTGATAGTTCTGTTTGAATGTCAATTAAGTCATACATTCCTTTTAGCGTTACGCTTTCTGTTGCGTAATCTCTGTCACGGTTTTCAAGCCAAATATTATCTTCAATGTCATTAATAGATGTCGCGTCATAATCCATTAGTTCTATTGCTTGAACAATCCAACGATCACCTGCTGAACCATTAAAATCAATAGGACGGAATCTCCAATAACGAGATGGGACTGTGTGATTAAAACTAACTGTGTTTAATGCATTGTCATCAGGGACTGTTATGATTGAAGCGCCATACCATTGAACACCATCACTTGATCGTTCAACACGAATACGAGTCGCTCTGTTTTCTTGGTTGTCACCTTGCTTAATTTTTATTGTTGAAATGTCGTGCTTAACGAATGTATCAATACCGTAACGAAGACGATTGGTATCCATCTTAATCTCACCGAAGTCATACCCGATAAAGGATGTTGCAATAACATCAGGACCTGTTTGTGAAGAACGCCACGTAGAAACAAAAACGTCAAAAGCGTTAGACGCAGGGAATCCTGAAACGTCACCACCTGAAATAGCGTCTCCGTTTCCTACAAGATCAACCAACTGTCCTTGCTCGTGAACACCAAGTAACTTAAAGAAGTTTAAGTCAGCACCACCAATCGCTAAGTTTTCTTCAACAACTGAATCAATAAAACAATTGTCATTACTCTTAGTTAATTGCCAAGGCGCACAAGACTTGTCACTTGTATCTGGACATTTGGTTCCATCTGGTTTTTCAACGCATCCCATATTATTTTTTACTCACCGACGTATCCATCGTCCAACATTCCGTTGACATCATATCCTTCATTTTCCAGTTGTTCAAATGTATCTTGAAGAACGTGAACCATATTTTCTTCAACCTTTCGGCGATCAGGATTTTGTCCACCAGCATCTGTCATCTCTTCGGCGTATTGAATAACTGTTCTTGCTATGTCTTGTGCGCCTTTTTGACTAAGTCTAGCACGACGCTTACGTTGATCATCACTCTCTGTAAGTTTACTTAACTCTTTGCTAAATTCATATTTTAATTTCATTTCAATTCTCTCGTAGTTATCTGTACAATACCGTGCCTTTATCTGACACCATTCTGGTTTTGCCACATTCATAGCATTTTTGTTCTGACTTACCTGGATACTGTGCACTAAATCCCCAGTCATGTTTATTTGTTCCAAACACTCGGTGATGAATTATTTGATCTGCAGATACTCTTCCCAATTTCCCAAACGTTTTGAATTCAGTTCGACGTTCAGTAAACGACATATCTTTTAATCTCGCAAGATCCATCTCAAGTGCCTTTTTCTGTACGCCATTCATTTCTTTCATGTAAAATGTTTCAAATAAGTCTTTTAGTTTCATAATTTATCCTATAACAAAAGTTGAGCCTATACCATAATTTTCGACGTCATTTACAATGAAGTCTTCAAGTTGCTGATAACACTCGGCCTTGTCTGCATCCGCAATCGCTCTAAGTTCACCTGCGTTAAGAGCAACACCACCACCAGCACCTGGTAACGATGCATACTTACCACGAATTTCTGCAAGCATCATTCTAGCTTCGGCTGATGCATATCTTTCAATCCAAGATTTTGTCCAGCGATCTGTCATCAATTCTTGTTCACTTCTTTCAAGTGTGCAATCAAGTAAAACTCTTTCTGCTGGTATTCCTGATGCGCCTGATCCAGTATCAGTAGAATTTCTACCAGCACCGAATGTTTGGAAGAATGATAACTGACGTGTATGTTCATTCCACATAAATGTTAATCGTGAAGCAAACAGCATTTCCATTGTTTCAATATATTGACTGACTAAGTGGAAACTTAACAAATCAAATGTTCCCATTGTGTAAAGATGTTGCAATGCAATCTGCCCATAAACACCACTGCCGAAAGCAGTTGAAAGGAATGAAGATGTTACACGATATGCTCCCATAACGTTTACAATTCTATTAAAACCAACAGTCTTGTTGGTTAACAAAAGATTTTGTTCACCAGGTGGAATATCAACAAAAAAGAATGCACGGTGATATGCTGCTGCACTTCTCTTACGTAAAGATTCAAGTGCTGCTGTTACTGCTGTATCTAATTGATATTTTGTTAATTCAACATCAACAACTGGATAACCAAGCTGTTGGCGAATGCTATCCATTAATTCTCGTCTTTGATCTGGTGTTCCATCATCACCAATACCAATTTGTGAATACGATGGTTCAGGTACAATTCCATCAGTACCGAGAACAGCTTCTTCTGCATTTCCTAGCGGAGTTGTCCAACCAAATAACCACCCTTCACCTTCTACTACTAGGACATATGATCCGCTTCCAGTTGTCGAACTAGTAATTCGTAAATCACCACCACTTGTTAATGTTGGTACGGCGACTAATGTTGATGCGACCCATGTTGTTCCAT